TTTTTCCAATATTGCATTTTGTTTTCCTTTCAAATGTGGGGCAGAGCGAATCATACCCCACTTATTTAACTAACGACTATTAAATGTTTGCGAATGCAACACCTTTAATATTATCAGAATCGTCTAGTATTTTAACCCCATACAGCAGGTCGGAAACTACCTTTGTTCCTAATGCGTCAATCGAGTATTCACTTTGAACTCTTACTTCGTTTTGAACTGCTATAGCACAAGCTGTCTTGTGGAAAATAGCACCCGAAACTGTACCATCAGTTCCTGAACTTGAAACAGTATTAGACATATATACATCTATGCCATATAGAGAACCAACCATTCCAGACCTAAGTCCTCGGTTACCTTCTCCGACTGCATCATTTCTGATGAAATACTGAGCAATACCCGCAGATGGATTTAGGATGTCTGCAAATAGAGTTGGATTAACAACCATTGCACACTCGCCATCCATGTAAGGTACATCGTTCTCACCTAAGTTAGCTAATGCAGACTCAAAAACCGCAGCGGTCAAAGTGTTATCAGCGGATAAATCAATGCTCTGATTTAATCCATCTAACTCGCCCCAAATGTCAGTATCAACTTGTCTAGCTAGAGCTTCGCCCATCATCCTAGAATACTTAGAAACTAGGTCTGGTTGTGACTGAATTTCTGCTACATCTTCAAACAGCTTAGCAACATATTTATGTTTATTAACTGTTAATTGAGTCTCAGTTGTTGCAGTTGCATCATAAGATACATCTGAACCCGCAGACTTATCTGCAGCACTTATTAGACTAATCTCTGGTACATGAAGAACATCTCCAAAACCTGCGCCACCAAATACGGCACTATAGTCATCGATTAAACCACGAAAGACTGTTTTTCTTTCGAAGTATTTATAGATTCCATCCATCCAAATTTCTGGAATGAAATGTTGGTCTGTTGTGGTAGTAACTGGGCTACCTTGATAATGTTTAGCCATTATTTATTTTCCTTATTTATCGCCTACGATATGCATCTAAGATAGTTCCCCAATTAGAACGCCTTTCCTCATCGGATAAGTCTACCCAACTTTTATTGTCAGGGTTTGCGCTCCTAGCGGGTGTTCCATCTGTCGGTGCTACTTCGGCTTTTTCGTTATTAATTAATTTACCATGAAGAGCTTTTAATTTATCTAGCGGTAAATCGCCAAATGTTTCTCTATCCTCTTCACTCATATCGGCTAGAAGTTCCTCGCGATAAGTTGCAATTTGTTGTGATGCAGCTTCTATGACAGGCTCTTGCTCTTTTAGTTTTAAAGCTCGTTCCTCTGCGAGTTCTTGCCACTTGTTTTGTTCCGCCATTTGATTCTCTCTATCGGCTTCTAACTTCTTCTCAAGTTTGGCAAGTGATTCTTCAGCCATTTGCGCTCTACTACGATACTTTTTGCTTTCTGCAATTAAACTTCCTACCTCTGCGCTAGGTTCGGTTGTTTGTGTTTGGCTATCAGTTGCCACCTCGTTCGCATTATCTTGCATTGAGTTAGGTATTTCTTTTTCTACCTTTACTCCTGATTTAATTTCAGACATTCTGTCCTCCGTTTTGGTTATTAAAAATCTTACTTCTTTTTTGTTTTACTTGGTGACCATTTGACACGATTTGCCCAGTAAGCTCCAGACATCTTGCCTCTTGCTATATTTTTAGCGTGTCTTGCCTTAAACGCTTTTCGTTGTTTAGGTGTTTGATTAGTTTTAACACCTTGCTGCCCGAATCTAATAGTCTTTATTTTAGTTCCTTCTTTAGCAACAACAATATGAGATTTAGTTTTATGGCTAGGTGTCCTTTTAGGTTTATTAAAACCACTAACACCTGCCCTTTTTAATCTTGAATCTTTAGCCATTATATGTTTAAGTCTATTTCTATATCTTTAGCAATAAAGCGCAAGATATTGTTTTCTATTTTCTTTGATAAGTAATCTTCTAAAAACTTTTGATTGCCGTCATTCAATCCGTAAATATTTCTTTTAGGTTTATTACCTCTTTTCTTAGCGTGACCCATTACCTTTTCGCCATCGGCAAATAGTATCTCTACGCTTACTTTAGTGGCGTTCTGTGCCTTAATAGAGTCTAACATCTTACCAGTCAGTCTTAAATTAGGTGGTGATACTTGCCTATCTTTTGACAATCCTTTTTTACCTACCTTGCCCATTCCTTTTTTTAAAGAATAATTTTCACTATATGCTTTAAATGGTTCTCCATTTTTATCTTGGCTTATACCTTTATCTGCATCCTTTACAATTCTAGTTGCTAACTTACCACCAAGAATTTTCCAATCTTTTTTATCTGTTTTAACTACATTAAATATCTTCATAATACCATCCAACTGTGCCTGCAATTAAATCCGCCCCTTACGCCAAATGGAGTATCGGAATCATTTACTTGAGCTTCTGTATATCCTTGAGACGGCTCATTATTATTTGTCGATACACAAGCGGGTCTCGTTCTTGCATCTTGAGTTCCCACATAAGTCCATCTAACATTCTCTCCTTTGAATATATTATATCTACTAAAATCACTAAATTGTCTAAGACCAGTATTAACCGCAACATTTAATTGATGCGTTGCTAGGTTAGTTTGTCCTAATTGAGCAACTATTTCTGATATGCTTGTACCGCTATAAATATTCGTAAACATTAACTTTTTTAAATCACTACTAAAAGCACCTGCCTTACCTAACAATATCTCTGTATCTAAATCTTTTAATTGTTGTAATGCTTGAACTGTTTCAGATTTTAATGGTGCTATGCCTCGCTTTTTAGCTTCTTTTACCGCATTGGCTAATAAGACATCATACTCACTCATTAAGTTATTTATTTCATCACCATAACCTTTTTCAACTAACTCTTGTAAGAAGTTTAATCGTCTAGTTGTTTGAAGTAATTCAGTATCAGTCATGTCTTTCATTTTATAAGCCATCTTTTCCAAATCATCTTTCAATTCGTTTTCTATCTTTTCAATATTAGCCATAAACGATTCAACTGCTTTATCAACATTATCAGGCATTTAAGATTCTTTCAATTTGACTTGTTGGTTGTTGTGCATCGCGCTCTTGTTGCTTCTCTTCTTGCACTTCTCCTAACTTCATCTCTAGTTCTTCATCGCTCATATCAGGGTTGTAATACAATAGCAAATCGCGCTTAGTCATAATACCATTATCTAGTTTCCATTGAAGTATCTTAATCTCTTCTTCAACGCTCATTGGATATGATACTTCGCCAAAGTCAATAGATAAATCCTCGCTAAGATTCATAACCCCATGCTTCTCTAATATTGTTCTATCTATTTCAAATCTACTATGTTCCCATTCTTTAAAATAAGGGATGTCACTTTCACGAGATTCAAGGTTTTCAATTTCTAATATTCTTAACGCTTCCCCACTTGGAGAATTACCGCCCGATTCGCCCCATCTAATCCTAAGATGATTGTTCTCTGCGGTTTGATTAGCAAATGCTTTTACGCTTTCAATCATTTCATTGATGCCACCACTTGGAGACACATATTGGAATGTCGCTCCTTCTGGCAGGATTATAGCCGAATCAATGCCCGATTTAATAACTGATTGACCTTCATCTATTCCAGTAAATACTGGTTGTCCTAATCTACTTCTAACGCTTAATGCAATCTCAGTCATTGCAATACCAATTTGGATAGCACTTCTAATAACATCAAAAGATGATGATGGATAGATTACCTTACTAATCGGATTTATTCCATAAGGATTAACCATATCTTCATTCCCTCTTATGGCATAGCGTTTTCCTTTTTGATTAAACTTAAAATGCATCCCTTGCATACCTTCTCTATCTTCAGACCAAAAGACATATTGTCTGTCCTTATTATTACCCTTATCTATTTCATAACTATATCCATAAGGCTCTGATTCGCCATTTAAATAATATTCTTTTACAAATGGTAGTATCTCATATTCTAATCTTTGTTTGCGCTCATTAAACTTAGTTTTAAAATGACAACTACCTAATAACCAAGCTAATTCACTAAAACATTTAGTTTGACTATCTAACATATATGTAATGTCCTTATAATCGCTATTCTCTTCTCCGCCTATTATCCTTTTGGGAGCATCCTTATATAGCATCATTCTCGCCCTTGAAAATCTAGGCACTACTTTTTGCGGATAAGTTGGAATCTGTTGTAATGATTCACTTGAGAAGTATTGTTCAATATGTTTGTCCATATTAACATTAAAATAAAAGTCCAATGCGGTCATCCTTTCCGCTTGTTGCTTTTCATTGAACTCTTGCTCTGCCTTTGCAACTGTTTGCAATATTATTTGCTCGGATTGTTCAGGGATTACTACTTGATTGACAGTTCTACCAAAGTTTATCATATTGTTACCATTTCATTGTTCGTGAGGCTTTACTTATCACTGGAAACTTATAACTAATTGCATAGCTACAAGCATCTAATGAGTGAGTTAGCTCCATGTTAGATTTTTCAATTCCTCCCTTTTTATCTCTCTGCACTTGTTCTAAATCTTTTATTAAGTATTTACACTTAGGGTCTATTGTCATTGTCACATTACCATCCGCATCTAATAGCTTTCTATTCAATGCGTTTAATCTATCTATATGACTTGGATGTGCTTTCTTTGCCCTAATTAAGAATCCATAATCTCTTAAAATGTGATGGTCAGAGCGATTAGATGTCGTAGACCTTGCCGAACCTGCAGGGTCTGGATAGACTTCAACATTAGGTTCAATCGCTTTCATCTTTCTAGCCATTTGTTCGGTATTACTATTCTTCAATCTCACTTCATCGTAATAGTGAATCGTTCCATCGGTGTATTGCGTACATAATACCGCACTCATATAATCAACATTAAAATCACAACCCCACCATTTATAAGTGGATAACTCTTTAGCTTTTTTAACATGAATTGCTCTATCAAAGTTCCATGCAGCTCTATTACCAGTTGATTCGAATGATGCTTCGAACTCTTGTCTAAATACACTAGCATCCATTGTTTTCTTTGCACTAGCTATTTCTTCTGCCGATACAAAACCACCATCTATTGTTTTGAACTGCCATGAACGCCAATTCTTTTCACTTTGTCCGCGACTATATAAATCATACATTACATCATAACCGCTTGGTGTGCCTATAAATAAAACGCTTCCTTGCGTTGTTGCTAACATAGGATAAACAATCTCTTCCCAAACATGAGGTTTTATATATGCCATTTCATCCATTACGCATTTAGTTAATTCTACTCCCCTTAATGCGTGTTCATTGTCCGCACCCTTAACTGCAAACTCTGCTCCATTCTCAAATCTTACAGACATTTCGGTCTCATTTAATTTAGCTCCAACAAACCCTTGAAACATTTGGCGAAGAGTAGGAAACACAATATTCCTGCCCATTCGATAAGTCGGTGTAATGAACCATCGTCTTTCGTTTGGTTGAAATGGGTCTTTCAATAAATACATAAGCGACAAGATAGTCTTGCCCCATCTTCGACCACATACTAAGACTTTGAACCTGTTTGGGTCGCTTAATATATCTTTTCGTGTTTGGTCTAGTGTCCATTGAATCATTTTTTAATTTTTTTAATCTTACCGCTTTCAGTTCTAGCAAACTTATGAGTCTTGGTTTCTCTTATTAATGTTCCAGAGTAGCGTTTATTGCCCCACTTCCAACTAACTTTTTTAGCCATCTAATCTTCTCCTATAACCATTACTTGTATTGGTTCGTTCTTTGTTGTTCGCTCTTGTCGCTCTAACGCCTTACCTTCCATGCGCTCAACTATAAATTGAATTGCTCTTAAATCTCCACGCTCTGCCAATTGAAATAACTTACTCAATATGATTTCTCTACGCTCTTTGCCATTTACTTCTTGGTAGCTAAACTCTTTAATTAAATCACTATAAGCGTTGCGCCTACCATTAGGATTACCAGACTCGCCTTTTTTCCATCTATTGCCTAGTTTATTCCCTTTGGCAAACTTACCATCCTTACGTTTGTTTTGCGTTTGTTTAGTCATCTATTGTAACTAATCCCATTGCCACAGGTTTGTTTAGCATATCCATTAAATCTTTGACTGCTTCGGTTTCAAATTCATAGACATCAAATTCTACTCGCCACGCGCCTGCAATCTTTAAGTTTTTAATACCAACAAGCTCGGCTTTTAAAGAGGTTTTATTTTTTCCTTTTGCCAAACTTAGCTTTTTTTGATTTCATTGGTTTGGATTTTTTTGATGGTCTTCCACGCTTTGAACCATAAGTTCCTTTCCCAGCAGGCATAATAATCTCCTTAATTTATAAGTGCTTAAATTTAAAAAGACTTTTAAAACTAATGAAAGCGGTTATTTTAATTAAATGCGCTAACCTATGATAGCGTTTATTGGTGTCTATTTAGTGCTATAAGCGGGTTTCATGCGCATTAGCGATAGTATCTTAGGGGTTATGTTCATTGACTCGTTTTGAGGCTTATATAATACTTGAACTATTTGAGGGTTTCTTTTAGATAATTCTTTTAATCTTATACCTATATCGCTCATCAACTCTTTTATTGAATTTCCGACTGCGCTTTTAAAATCAAACGCGTCTTTTGTTTCAAATCTTATTTCCGCGTGGTATAAGTATTCGTGGTTTACGTTAAGTAGCTCCGTATGAGTTCGTTTGCTCATATATTTCTCCATTTATTTGCGCTATCGCATCTATTAATTCCATTATAGTTAATTCGTCATTACCGACTTTATTAATTAAATCCTCAAATTCTTTAAATGAAACTATTGTCACTATATGTTCTAGCTCTTCCATCTTGGATATTTAGAATCACAGTTATTACAAGTCCAAATCGTTTTATTATCTTTCTTTTTCTTATTTACGATTGTGACATTCTTATCGCATATATCGCAAGCTATACTATAAATCTCATTCGTATTTGAACTCACTTACAACTCCTTCCATTATACAATCTCTTAAAAAAATTTCTTCGTTTTCGGTGTTTAAATCTAAATAGCTTCGTGCCTTTACTAATTCCATATAGATTTTATTTGTTGGTGCGCGTTGCCCATCAAAGAACCTCATATGAAAGACTAACTTGTCCGCCTTATCTGTATAGTTACGATTATCTATTATCACATTCAAATCAATTTCGTATTGAGTTTTCCAATATCCATTAGGTATTTTGTCACGCTCTTCATTCCAATTAACATTTCCATATTCTTTATTAAAAAGATAATATTGAAACCCTAATTCAACATCATTAACGCGAGTATATAAAGTTCCTTCGCTTTCAAGCATATCTAATTTAGCTAATGTTGTGCTACTTACGCTATAAACTTCTCCATATACCTTATCGCCCTCACTTTGTATAAGCAATGGAAACGAGAACCCTCTTGGCGCATAGATTGCATGGTCTTGCAAAACTTCGTGCTTAACGAAATCACTACCTTTTAAAAAATAATGATTCATTCCACCTTTTTTTAATGTACCATATACAAACACTTCAGTCATTATCTTACCTTTCTTATTTTTGAGCCATCATTAGCTTTGAACATTTTTAATTGGTCACTATAAGAAAACCTCGGAACAAATCTATCAACTGTTTGTGGTTCGTCTTTATATGCCCCAATCTTATCATCATAAAACGAAAAGCGTTTTGGCTTTGGTTGTTTTATTCTAATCTTTTTTGTGTCAATTTTAAGCGTTCTAGTATTAATCCTAACCATTGTATTAGCGGGTATGTTTATAGGCTCACAATGACCCCATAATCCCGCATTAACAATAGAATCGGTACTTCCATAAGCAAAGCAATCAAACTCTTCTATATAGACCATTTGAATAGGGTTGTTAGCTTTTACCATATATACATAATCTGGTCTTTCTAAGTCCGCCCAAACAATCGCAACACGACCTTGAACTTTTGGTAATCTATTATCTAAGAAATCATCAACATTATTAGATGTCTCATATAATCTAAATATCGCCTCACTATCTACTTGAGCGAATCGTTTCATATCGTACTTATGAAATAACTCTTTATGATTAGATATAGAACCATTATGAGTTCCTATAGTTTGACCTGTCCTAATTGGATGATTGTTACTATTAATTGATGGAGAGCCTAGTGTCGCATACCTAGTATGACCCATCATTGTAGTAATACCATCATAAACTAAACCAATATTGTCTTGCACTTCTTCATCGCTAAAAAAACCATAAGCATCTTTTGGCTTCTTACATATTACATAATCTCCATGCTTATCTATTAAAGCAAACCCAGTCGCATGACCGCCTCTAATGTTTGCCTCTGTAAGCATTCCCGCAAAAGACTTTGAGACCCGATTAAGGGTCTCGTTGTCTCTATCTTTTTGTTTTAAAATAATCCCTGCTAATCCACACATATTACGCTCCTATTTGATTTGTAGTTAGTCCATCTTGAACATAACTATATTGTCTACCATTTCTTGTATAATCATCTTCTCTAGCACTTAACTCTTTGAATCTCTTAACAATATAGTTAGTAGCTAATTCAGTAACATCATCTCTATTAGTATTACCCACAAAACCGATTGCTTTTCTTAAGTAGAAAAGACCATCAACATTGTTTGGAACGTAACTCATTTGAACGCTATTGGCATCTTCGACTGTATTAACAATCGCTTGAGTAAAAACAATCCAAGAAACAATCTTATCGAAGTTTAAAGAACCATTATGGTATCTAAACTCAACCGACCCTCTTGTCCAAACATTACGAAAGTTAAGACCACAAGCTCTATTATATTGAACACTTGGAGATGGTTGATTGTTGTTAATCTCAGTACCATAACGATATTTACTATTACAATCATTTTTAACTCTAGCAACCATTTTTTTAACATTAGTTTTATCTATTGACTCTCCCATTCTTACAGCGTGTCCAAAAAACTCTTTCCTAACTGGAGTACTATAACCCCTACTATCTAATCTTGATGGAGAAACTAACTTATAAATTAGATGCTCATACTTAGCAACAAATTTTATAAGGTTAGCTAAAAACTTTTGACTCTGCTCTTTACCTTCAACCATTTTATTAGTTACATCGTGATGAACATGAATACCACAAGTATAATTAACTTCGCAACCTAACTCATTAAGAGTATCTAAAATGTTCTTTAATTGAGCAAAACCATTTTCACCATAAAGGATTGGAGAAACAATCTCGTTATCTCCAACTAAACCTCTAGCATATTGACGGCTATTTTCTCTTACTGAACAATCAGTAACAATTTTCCAATGTGGTCTAGTGATATGATTATATCCCTCTACCTCACAAGTTACTGTTAAAGCATCACATATAGATTGCTTAGAAACACCATTAGGTCTGATGAACTCGATTTCAACTCCAAAACCTCTACTATTATTAAATTTACCTTTTTGCATTTTCGCCTCACTTGTTATATTATTATTGATAATCACAATAACAAACTAGGGCTTTATATAATACGAGGCAAGTCTTTTTTTAATTTATTTTAAGGGTTATCTAAGAGTTTACTATATTATTTATGTAATTTGATAGTTTTCTCCTCGGTTTCCAGTTTAAAGTGTTCTTTGTATAAGTATTATCTGCTAATGAAAAATTATATTCTCCACTCCTACTTTTTACATATTTTTTTGGATAATCTTTACCAAACATATTAGCAACTTGATTTATAGAATAATTAGTTGCAGTTCCAAAATCAAATTCTAAATATGGATATTTTGAATCCATAATCATATTTTTTGCTTTTATTATCCCATCTACAATATCATCAATATGGGTAAAATCTCTTTTTTGTGTTCCATCACCTACGATTGTTAATGGCTTATTTTCTCTAAATTGCTTTTCAAATACTCCTATTACAGTTGAATATTTACCTTTTTCAATTTGATGATTTCCATAAACATTATAAAATCTGCAAACATAAGTCTTCAAACCATATAATTGATTATATAATTTGCATAGCTCTTCGCCTTTATATTTTGAAAAAGAATAAGGACTTTTATTCGCACCAGCATATCTTGAGCTTGAACCCGCATAAATAATTGGAATATTAAACTCATTCGCATAATCAAGAATATTAATCGTACTAACTAAATTATTTATTAATACCTTTCTAGGCTCTTTAACTGATGTATGAACTCTTGCTATTGCCCCTAAATGAATTATTAATTTTACTCTTCCAATGTATTCAATAAAGATTTTTAAATCTTTAGACTTAGATAAATTTCCTTTAAAAATAGTTATATTTTTATTTTTAAATTTCTTTTTATCAAATGATATTACATCTTCTTTCTCTTTTATTAATCTATCAATTAAATTAGTTCCAATAAATCCCGCTCCTCCAGTTACTAAAATCATACATCCTCCAGTTGAATTAGTTTCATGCCATAATTATTAATACCTTTTTTAATACTAATCCCATCTTTTTTAATTAGCTTGTTATTAAGTTTAAACTGTTTATAATCTACAAAGTGAGTCCATCTATCCCATTTCCAAGCCATTCTAACAACATCTGGATGTTGCTTTACTAAAGACTCTGCCATCTTTTTTCTACCATTATCTTTATATAGTTTGTCTGTGTTACCTCCCCCCATTCTCATTGTATTTACTTTATCACATAAAAAAGCATTAAACAATATTGTACAGTTACCATCTTTTAAAATTCTTAAACTTAAATCTGTGTCTTCGTTATATCTTCCCCTCCACCTATGTTTTAAACTATTTGATAATAATATACATGAATACACGCGAGTATTAAGATAAAATGGAGCAAGATTTTTTCTAGGAATAGCAAATGTATTGTAATTAAATCCCGCCATTGGTACATTTATATACCTATCCACAAAGTCCTCTGCACATTTAAAAATAGTTCCACTAGCAATATGCAATCTTCTATTTTTATTTAATCTATAAAAATGCTGAATATTGTCATCTATAATCCAATGCCTTTTATGACCTTCTTTTATTGAATGCTCCCAAACCCAGTTCCTAGCTGGAATACTGCCTTTATTTAAATTAGAAAATGGGAGTTTTAATATTTTATCTGGATTAATATATTCTTTATAATTATCATATTCGTGAGGTTCTACGACAATCCTATATGGAACATTTATTAAATCCAAAGCATGAGAGGTTGATAAGTTACCACCACAATATTTCCATCTATTTTTTGATATTATATATATTGGATATTTAGGGTTCATTCTTCTTCATCCACATATAAAAAATATCTTGGCGGTAATTCATCTTTTTTAGGAAACCAGATAGATTTAGTTTGACTTGTAACTGTCTGATTAATTAATTCTTTAAAATTTTTTAAATCTTGTTTAGTTACAAAATGAACTTTTATTGTATGAAATGGTTTTTCATCTAGCATTTTATACTCTGGCATATCTTGCCAATGTTCATCCCACCATGAATATTTGTCTAAATCTCCAAATAATGATTCTTGGTTTTTACTCATAAATTATCTTCTATCCTTTTTTCTAGTTCTTGTTTAGTAATTAACCCCTCATGATATTCAATCCCCCAGTTGAATAATTTTGATATTGTTCCAGATTCTATTTCTTGTTTTTTATTCGCTCGATGTTCCTCATTCCAATCATCAAGTCTATTACTCATCAATATCTTTTCAATTATAAACATCTTTGGCAGTCTCCCCGCCATTTGTCCGTTGGGTGGTTCGCAACTATAAACGATATCTTTCCACCCTTTTTTAATTGTCTCCTTATCAAACTTCATTAATAAGCTACAAAATTGATTAAATAATAGTTGGTTGTTCCCTTTAATATCTAGCGTATCAAATAAGTCATTGACAAAAAAACTAGCTTCCTGTGAACTGCATTTCTTCTCGCTCATCTTTTTCCTTCTTGTTTATTTTCCAATCCTTATTATTTCTTACCCAAGTTGCCAACCTTCTTGATATTTCAAACGTAGCTTGTAATTCAAATCTCATCTTAGTGTTTGAAGTGTTGCGCTCTGTCCAAAATCCAACAAAGTTATTAGTTTCATCGTTAGAGTATTTTTTATCTTTTATAACCGCGTTTACTTTTTCTATAAACTTATCTTGTCTTTTATCTATATCCTTATCTTTATCTTTATCTTTAAGGGTTACCATAACCCTTTGTAAATAATCATTAAGACCTTTTTCTTCGAGTCTTTTTATAACAGATAAATGTGGTTTAGAATTAATTCTTAAAGCTCCATACTGATATTCAATAAACGATGGAATAAAGAATTGATTATCATCAATCATTTGCATCTTATTTTTAATTGACTCTGGAATTTTATCAAAATCATTTACATTAGTTCCAATGAAAAAATTCATTGCTTCCCAATCGGCATCTAAAATTCCTGCGTGGTCACACTTAGTTAAAATATAAATCCATATTAATTTTGAATTTGTATCTAGTTTCCTAAACCAAGCCTTATCCCATATTTTAGTATCTATAAAACGCTTTGCCATTATTTTTCTCCTTGTTTTTTATCTTATTTGTATGTTTAAAAATTCTATATCGCTTTAAATTATTAATGTCTTTACGATAATTTTTCTTTTCTTGTTTTCCTATATCCCAACCCAATTTTCTTAAAAATGGTATAGCTCCTTTTTGCATTCCTTTTACGTAATTATTTTTTAAGTCTAAATACACTTTCACACAAAGACCTTTAGATGTAGCAATAAAAACGCTTTTAGATTTACTCATTATCGCTTAATGTTCTTTTTTTATTATCAAAAACAACCCATTCTAATGTTGATGGTAAAATTGCTCCAAGATAATGATATGTAGCTCTACCAAATTTATAATCTGTATCTTCTTTAAGTTGTTCTATTATAAGGTCTAGCAATTCATCTTTCATATAATTACCAAAATTAAAAAATGTTTTTCTAGTAGGATAATTATAGTGGTGTACTAATAAAGTTGCTTCCATTACATCACCATTAAACATATATGAGATACTTAAATCAAAACATTCACTTCTTCTTTTTTTAGTAGCACCCCAGTCAATTATCATTTTTTCTCCTTACAATTTGGACATTGCTTTTTTTGTTTTCCTATTATTGGTATATGATTTTTTGGGTAAGACTCCCAATCTCTACTCATCATTTTTCTATTTTTTTGCCAAACCCTTTCACAAGATTTACAATACATTAAAATATCATCTATCCTATGATGCAATCTTTCAAACTGACTATCTTTTTTTTGATTATGGATTCTATTGTTAACCGCACTATTGTCTGTTGCTTCTATTATCCACTCAATCATTGACTCTTTTTTACTAGGCATATTTAATCTTCGCAATCAAGTTTATATTTATTTAATTCTTTTTTTAAATAATCATAATGCCAGTTTGACAATAAGTCTTTTTTACTAGCTCTATTATTCGACCTAAGTGTCAATTTTGCAAATTTAGACTTACCTATTTTTTCTATTTTATGTTGTCTGTGTTTTTCAGGATGACTTCCTAAATGTTGGTGGCATCCATAACATAAAGCCTCTGCATTATCAAAATCAAATCTAGTCGAATATTTTGCCCTACCATAAAAGTGGGAGCAATGCAAACCTTGCCTTTTTCCTTCAGGATAATATTTTAAACACCTTTGACAAGTCCACTTATCTCTAGTTCTAATCGCATCAGAAAAAACTTTATCCCACTTACTACGTTTCATCTTAGAATAATTCCTCAATTTTATCTTTAACTGCTTGAGACTCTGATTCTTCATTGTAAACCTCATCGACCATTTGCCCATGCAGTTGTTTAACCGCATAAGTATTAGATTTTAAATCATCTAATGTTTTACTAAAAGACGATGCAACTTTCATACAAGCAAACAACTCAATCTTAATCTCTGTTTTATTCTTAGAGTTTTTCATTACTTTATCTAATGAACCAGTGACCCCAACTGACATAACACTCCAATCGTGTCCATAGGGATTATCGCCCTCATAAGTGTCAATAACTTCTAAGATATCTCCGCGACCAAACTTCTTTAGTTCATCGTGCAAATCATAATCTGCGAAAAACGTATATTCAGTTGAATTATATTTACATTGATATAAATACCAATTATAAGATTTACCATCTGGTTTAGATGTCTTTCCTGATTTACAAGTATCAAAGATTAATTCAATCTTATACTTCTTTCCTTTTTCAAACTCGATTTTAGGTTTACGTTCGTTTTGCATTATAAGCTCCTATATATGGTTTTAATTAAAAATTCTATTGCTATTGATGTGAACATCGCCACTAAAAATAAAAACACCCACATCTCAAATTTGTCTAAAAAGTCGTTCATTATTTTCTCCTATTAAATTATAGGGCATGAGGGAAGCGAAATCCAAACATGACGTTGTGAGGAAAAACCCCATGCCCTTGTGATTATCTAATGTCACCTTTTTTTAATTTAGGTGGAGTGTCTAGCCACCTCTTAAATGTTTTTGGCTTATTACTAAACATATCTAATTGCTCTTTATCTTCTACAATATCTAAATATTTATATGTAGTATATCTAATACTATCGCCATTATTATTTTTACCCACATAGTCTTTTGATTCTATTTTCATCCCATCTTTTTTAAGATTAAATATTATCGCAGCTAATCTAGTTACGTTATATTCTTGAATGGCTTGCCAACTTGTAATCGTTTTACCCGATTCTAAATGCTCTTTTATTTTTTGGTGCTTAGATTTCTTCATTAAAAAATTCCTCATATAGTTCTTCATATCGATATGGTTTCTCTACCACATGAATTATTTGTTCTTCATTGTAATTATACCTGCTTACCAACCATCTTAAAAATGGTGTAAAGTCATCATCTGTTACCATAGGTCTCATTTCATCCCCAATTCATTTTGTTCAAAAGCATCCATCTCTATAATCGTAGTATCAATCCTTGCTTTCATTATATCTAATTCGTTCAATATATCCCTTAAATCGCTTTGTTTATCAAAGCCTAGATGGTTGTCTAGGCTTCGAATAAAACTACTCAATTTAGAGCAATATTCTTTTAGCTTGTGCAATTCAAATAAATTAGTTGGTGCTATCATAAAAAGTCTCCTTCGCATGACAAATAAGACATAAAACCTCACACTTAGCGATTTCCTCTAATATTCTTTTTTTAGAGTACAAGCTAAAAACCATATCTGAAACATTTCCAAACTTAGTAGTTGGGTCAACATGGTGAAAGTCTAAACCTTCTGGAAATTTATCCCAACCACATCCATCACAACATAAACCTAACTTTATCTCTCGATACCAATTAACTAAAGAAATCCTCCTTTTTTTATTTACTTTTATATAGTAACAAGAGTGGCAATAGTTCCTAGTATATCTTTTTTTCTTACCTGTTGACTTTAATGTTTTATAACTAGCGGTTGCAAATTCTTCTTCGACATCTACTTTACCGCAATCATTACACTTCTTTGTTTTGATTTGTTTAATATCTTGAACTAACATCAATTAACCTCTCAATCTGTTAAGCATTATAGTCGCTTCATCCGCACAAAATTGTTGGACATTTCTAGCCCACCTAAGATATGTGTTTTCGATGTTAGCGCATCTTGAGCAAGAGCTAGAGTCTATTGTGGTTGTTCTTGCCCCAGTATGTTGCATCATTAGGGTTTTCATATTATCATTGGCTACTTGCACTAGCATTTGTTTAATCGTGCTTTCTACCGCTCTATTTATACCCTCATAAGATTCTGGGCTAATTCTATAACCCTCATCTCTTATAAGTTTTTTGATTTCGCTTTTTTTAAGTAACATATTAATTATGCCTCCCAATCTATTTCTATTTGACTTTCAATAAGACTATCAACATCTAAGCCATTATCTAATGTATAGCTATCCAAATCATATTCTTCTATTCCATGTTTGCCTTCATACTCAACACTTATTGAAATTTTTACTTTACTTGCTTTAATAGGCTTATCGTTAATTACGATACCATTATAGTCTTTGATTGTATTTTTCACTTTTGACTCCTTGTTTTTATTTTCACTTTTTTTATTTAGCATAAATAATCTCCAAAATCGGAACTCACTTTAATGCCTTGTGACTCTAATTTTTGAACTTCATCATTAAACTGCCTTCTTAAATTGGTCATATATTTAGTAGATACCCAATCTGAAAAGTTTAATTTTCTTTTGCTACCAAATCTCTTATCTCTAGCGTTAGCTATTTTATTTATGATTTTTTCTAATTTTGTCATTTTTAACTTCTTGTTATTTTTCTTGATAATCACAATGTAATGTACCAAGCCTAGCAATAGGGTGCAAGTATTATTTTTATAGGGTTTACAAAGAGTTAAAGAATAGAGGGGTGGAAGTGTGATTATCCAACAAGAAGACGCTACTGGAACGTAGCAAGATAAACCACCCCTCAAAGAGATTTTGTAATATTGAACTTACTTTAAATTTTTAACAATTAAAACTAAAATTCTTCTACAAATGATAATTGCGTACTATATTGATTGTAAGCTACTTGGCTAAAAGAGGGTTCATTATCTAATCTGCACCACATAAAACCATCATCTTCGTTAGCATCAGTTCCATCAAGCTGTAATAATAGTGGGTACATTCCTCCGTTAGTCATCATTATTATCCTATTGACCATTGACTCGTCTTTTCTTGTGCTTGCGAATCCATATAAGTCGGTTGGAAAAGTATTAGATTCGGATAAGTAACTAAAGCTCATATCTAGTTTTTTTCTACCCGATTTAAATCCTTTATTATTAGATGATGACCATGCTTGAGTTGATGCCCATGAGCTATTTTTTAAATGTGTTGCGTGTGAATATTTTTGACCACCTAAAGATTGGTTGACTTTTATTCCATCATATTTAAAACTTTTTTTAATGTTCATGTCTGGAGCATTCGGGAAGTCGTAAACAACGCCCCATAAAATGCATCCGATTTTTACATCTGTGTCAAATGTACTTACATCATCAATAACTAATCTTTGGTATCTATTATCAAAATCTTGAGTGTATGTGATTAAGCTCCATCCGTCTGTAGTTGGAATTGAGAAATCTGAAGTGACCGCACTATTACAAACATTAGTCATCGTAGGGGTTTGACTAGCAGTAAAATCACTTGCGTGGTCTGTTTGAATTTGAAATTTAGCGTCTGCGCTTTTAAAGTTATGACCTAATATAGCAACAAACATAGTTTCGTTTAATAATGTGCCAGTTGATTCGCTAAATGTTAATGTGATATCTGTATCGCTTCCACCACTTTCGACATTTGCGCTTAATTCAAATTCTGTTGTGTTTGTTATAGATGCTACAGTTGTTCCCGATGGTATACCCACTCCTGAAACTTTTAAACCTGCTACTATTTTAGAGTTTGTATCATGCGTAACAGTTGCATCTCCAGCGGATAAATCGCAAGTAGAATCAGTAAAAGAATTGTCTGATATATTAGTATCAATCGTAATTGTTTGAGCAGTAGTACCACCACTACCGCCTATTGTAACTGCATTGTTTGGTTTATTGTCAAATAATTGAATAATTGATGATGCGGTTGTTAGTATTCCCGCACCAGTTATTTGGTCTGTTCCAGTTATTGTACCATTTTCTAATAACGGCTGAATCATATCTACATATGCCTTTGGCTTTCCTACTCTTTGATAACTCATTATCCTACCTCTCTAGCAGTAATTTTAATTTTTCCTGCGGTTCTAGTTATACTTACAATCATATAATAATTTGCCCAATCATCTGCAAATGGCTCAACTACCATATCATCAAATTTAATTATGTCTCCAGTTTCTAATAAATACCCTTTTTGAATATTAACAATTTCGCAATCGACAATCTTTTTTACATCCGCATTTGTTTGACTATAATAAGAATAAAAGTCTGCTTGTTTATCCGTTGCGGGAGTAGTCGCGGGAGTAAGCGTTAAAGCATCTAGGTTTATTGTAGCTACGTTCTCTTTACTTTTAATATTGTACTTACTTCTAGGTTCGGCATTTAAAGCGGTTGTCTCGGTTAAATAAGAGTCTTTAGCGGGATGCCTAACATTGTTTATTATTACCTTTGTGACAATATCGGACAATGAATTTGTTTTAATGTCTATGTTGCTTATGTCGGATTTAGTTAATGTAGCTACTACATCTTCGGCTCTAAAAGCATTATTCGTTCCAGTGCCATGAATCCACTTATATTTTAAAACTCCTGATGGTGAAATCGATGCAATAATGCCAAACTCATATTGTAACTTCTCTAATACTTTTTTTAATTCTTTTTCATCATGTAGCCAATATCTAATTAGCCAAGTATTTCTATCGCTTTCTAATGCGCTCCAATTTTCGGGTTCTATTGTAGGCATTCCCGCATAGCGAATTAATAAATCTCTATGTGCTTCGTGACCTTTTGTAATCGCTCCATCATCCCAGCTTGCAGTTAAGCCATCCGCTCCTAAATACAATTCTTTTATTTCGTTTACTCTTGATGCGTATTCGTGGATTCTAAATGTACCAGTCAATCTTACATCGGCAACATTTAAAGTTCCAAAAATATCAGAAGATGGCGTACCACTTCCCTCATCTGTATTTGAGGTAACTAATCTCCTAAACCTTATAGATAATCCATTATCCCAGGGATAAGTGTGAAAACTATTAGCGGTTACAGAGCCAGTTGTTGCGCTTGTAACTTCTGTAATTGTTGTTGAATTAGTTGAGCCAGTAGCTGTATTAACTTTATCAAATGTGCCATTAGTTGCAAATTGAGTACCAACGCTTTCAGTGTTTGGAATGCTCCCAGTTGCATATCTACTTTGGTCATATATAGTAATGCTATTTACCGCTAAACCTGCCGTATGCCCAGTTGTTCCATAAAAGCCAGTCATATTCCATCGTACTTCTACTTTTAAACCATGATTATTACTTGTACTTAAAATGTCTGGCGGGTCTGATAATAAAGGTAAGCTAAATAAATTATCTTTATGAATATTAGTTGTTGTTCCATCGCTTGCTTTATTCATACTAATACTAGATTGACCATCAGAGAGTGAATGGTCTACATCACCATCAATGATATTTGAAAACGTAGGTGGTAACGACCTAGCTATAGCCCCAATAGGTTTATATTTTATATGCCTTTTTAACTTCCATGATGATTTTATTGCATACCCATTACCATAAGATTCTGCGTTATTAGAATCTTCTAAAGGTAAAAAAGCATCCATACCCTCTTCATAATGATGTAATGTTATATCTGTTGAGCCTATATCTTTATGTAATAAGCAATTATAATAGTGCGTAGTACTATCAACTTTAACTGGAAATACTAATTTATTAAGAGTTCCAACGTATGCAGTTGAGTCATACGTACTAGCGTTTTTAGTATAATTGCCGTAAACAATAGGAAAAAAATTACCTCTTTCAGATTTGACATTAGGAATAGTTATATTATCCCAGGGAGACTTCTGTACTATACTTAATTTTACATCAGAATCATTATGAGAAATATTTGTAAGCCTACCATGATATAATTGTAAGCAATCGCTAATATTATTTATTTCATTTAATTGCGAATAAACTTTAACTGTTCTATTATAATAATTATTAGAGCCTAAAAATAATTCTTTAGATAAGTTACTACCTTGATATTTTGAATTAATAACACTTAAAGATAAATTGCCAATTTTTTCAGTTGATTTTAAAACATCGATGCTATTTCTAATCGATGCCGATGATTTAATTACGCCATGATAAAACACATTATCAACTGTTGTGTCTCTATAAGATAAAGGTAAAAACCCTTCGTATTTAGCACCAGTAATCGTTCCAGTCGTAGTGTTCCCTGTTATATCTTGAGCAAAATTTTCTCCATTATTAAACTCCCAATATGCTTTTAAATTAGAAGATTGGTCATAATTACCGCTATTTTCTTCAACGCTTAGAAAATTACCACTATTGTAAATAGCTTCTATGTTATCTTCGTTTAATTGTGTTCCCCATATTGCAAAACTCTTAATGTCGAATTTATAAAAAGCATCAGGGTCTTCAATAAAACTTTTACCAAAGTTTGTTATACCATTATCGGAATAACCTACTGACGTAATACCACCTACGCCAAAATCACTTGTGCTTACTTCTGAGTTGTTTATAAAAATACTCGTATTTGAAGAGCCAAAACTAGAACCAATATCACTTTTTATTACAATATTAAGCCAAACATCTTTACTTACACTGCCACCCCTAACTCTTTCGTAATTAGTGTTATTTCCCGCATCTCCAATTATAAGAGATATTTTTTCGCTATCATCTTTAAAAACACTAAACCCATGAAAATAATCTTCTACGCCTTCAGAGTTAAAAACGTAAACATTGTAACCAGTTGAAGATGATGGAAACTTAACCCAGAATGATATTGTAATATTAGTTAATGCTTTAATAGTAGCACTAGGGTTTCCACAATTTATAAAATCATCTACCCCATCAAATGATAAATATGAATCTTGATTAAATAATTGAAATAGCCAGTTTTCTTTAACATTGCCTAACCTTGATGCACCACTATAATTATCGGTTGGTGTTAAGCTCATGCAAGTGTCCTAGCTCTTTCTATTTCAGGTATTAATGTATCTCTTACAAATGCTTCTTCGCCTATAAAATTACCACCTATATTTATAGTTACGCCACCCATGCCACCCGCAAGATTATTTTGTTGTGATTGATTTAAAATAAGTTCTCCCGCAGTTGCCATAACTGGAACAACATCGCCTTGTGATGGATTCCCTTGTACTATACCACCATCCGCAAATTTTGCTAATTGCTCATCTACGACTCCACCAACTGCAGCACCTGCTCCAGCAGCTAAAACTAAATTAAATGGGTAAGCTACTGATTTAAAAATACTAGCCATAAGTCCAACAACCCCTTCCATTGTTTTAGCTCTTACAACTGTTTTCATCGCATCTTTAGCAGATTGACCCGACATTATTGCGCCTTTTAACTCGGCTTGGAGTTGCTCTTCTTTTAATTTTAATAATTCATTTTGGCTTACAATATTATTTGAAGTTACTTTTTCTACTTCTATTCCTAAATCTAATTCACTTTTTCTTAAACCAAGTAACGATGATAAAATATTTCTAGTTGCTTTAGTTTTTGTTCCATTATCTTCTGTTGATTTATTTAATTCATCTTGCTTTGCTTTTGCTTCACTAGCTTTAGTAACAACACCATTGTACATATTTCTAAACATTAGACCAATAGTATCTATGCTCATTCTAAATGTTTCTTCATTAGTAGTTTGTACTGATTTTATTTCTTCACTCATATCATTAAAAGGAGTGATTAAATCTTGAAATTTTAATCCTAAAACATCTATTTGACCGCCAATATTTAGCATTGCTATTTGAAATGCTCTTGATACATTTTCTAAAAGAATGGGTAATTGGTCTGCTAATGCTTTTGCTAAATTATCAAACCCTATTTCATTTAATTTTTTAAATTCTTTGTTTAATGTTTCTATGTGGGGTTGAATTTTTTCAATAATTACGTTACCTATTTCTATAAAAACAGTTTGAAAGTTATTCTTTAAAATAGACATTTGGGTATTAAATGCTTTTAACATTTTTCCGAATGCGGTTTCTGTTGCTCCAGTAGTATCTTCAAATTCTTCTAAATTATCACTTAAAGACCCTATGTTATTTACCATTGTTTTTAAGGCTAATTGCGCTCTTACATTTGGAATTAATTTACTAATAGTCTCTGCGGGTAAACCCTCAAATTGTGAAACTGTGCTAAGTAAATCAACTGTTCCATCATCAAACCTTTTAACTTCAATCCCCGCGCTCTTCATTGCATCTCTAGCTCCCTTACTTGGAGATTCTAAAGCTACAATAGCACCTTTTAAAGCAGTAGTTGATTCCGCGGTATTTATACCAGCTGCAGTTAATGTAGCCATTGATGCGCCAACAGATTCAAGACTTAAATTAAATGATTTAGCAAATGGTAATACTTGCCCTAAACTAGCACCTAATTCCGTTATAGTGGTTTTACCTAATCTAACAGTTGTAAATAATGCGTCACTTACTTCATCCGCTTGGTCTGCTCCTTCTCCAAAAGCATTCAAAGCAGATGTTAAAATATCGGCAGCTCCCGCAGCAGTTGTAACACCACCAACCGCTAGTTTTGTTGCTTGTTCTAAAACAATAGCACTATCGGCAGCATTGCTAAAACCCGCGGAAACAATGTCATATTTAGCTTTTGTTAAAGAGTCTAAAGCTAGACCCGATGCATTAGCTACGCTTGTTAATTCCTTACCTAGATTTTTTAGGGTGTTTTCTGTAGTGCCTTTCATTAAGGTTGTTACTTCCATCAACCCTTTTTGAAAATCTCCCGCTAATTTTGTAGATAAGATTGCAAATCCGCCACTAACAATTGCAGCTTTTTTACCTATGCTAGTTAATCCACCCGCTACAGATTTTAAACCTTTGACTGTGCCTTTAACACCTTTTGCGCCTATTTTTAATACTACATTTTTAACCGCCATTATTACTTACCATTTTCTTTTAATTTATATTCTTTAATATGATTTAACTCGTTTTCAATTGCTAAAAAACAATCAGAACGCCAAACATTTAAGTTGTCTAAATCGGTTGCTAATGGAATGTTATATGTTGTAACCAAGTGATAATCCTCTATCATTTGATAACACCACTCTGGAATAACATCAGAGGGATTACAAAAAAATGGCAATTGGAAATAAAGACTTTTTCCGACACCAAATTTGTGTATATTTTTTTCTGATAAAATTCTTTGGATTTCATCATCAATATCCTCTATTGTTTTGTACTCTGTTTTCTTAAAAAGAGTTGGCGATTGAGCGGTATATGGGAGGAGTAAACCAGTTCTAGGTATTCCAAAAGAGGAAAACCATAGTGCAGTTCTCAACCGCCAGTCTTTAAAGGGGTTTTGACACCCATATAACTATTTATTATTGTCATTAACACTTCATCTTCTTCTAACGCAGTTAGTTTTGCAAGTTTCTCATCGGCTTTCTTCTCATCCCCAAAAGCTAAAATAGTAAATTCATCCGCTAATTCATGCATCTTTTCCATATCTTCACTAGCATATATGTTTTTTACTTTCTTATAAAGCTCTCTACGTTGTTTTCTAGTTATATCCTTACATTCAAATTGACCATATTTAGTATCAACTATCATTATTTACTCCTCATTTACTATTAATTAAAAAGCATCTGGTGCTTCGTTCTTGAATGTTGATATTTTCAACGCTTCAGTAGAACCATTTTGAACGCATTCAAATTCAAGTGAGTGAAATACACCGCTCTCACTTAAATCTTGGCTTGGGTCTCCAGTATATTGTATCTCTGCTAAGATATTTAACTCACCTTCAGAGCTTATAGTTCCATCGCCAATTTTGATTGCTAGGCTCATAGTATCGCCATCAAGAAAATCTTGAATAACATTAGTACCCGCGCTATAATCAAATAAATCATCGTACTTAATTACCAAGCTACCAGTTATTACATACTCTGGGAAAGCGTACAATTCCGCGTTACCATTTGTATCAAATCCAACTCTATTAACACCATTAGCGATATTAAACGAGAATGATTTCATAATAAATGTTTGCGTTGCGTTACCTTCAACATCCAATGTCCTCACATCTGCATCCATGACATTAAAATGTTGCGTTTCGCCCGCTACCCAAGTGCCATCAAATGTTTGCTCTAAGCAAGATGATGTTGCAATATCTTTAGTTGAGAAACCACTGAAGTAATTTCCGCTCATAGAAATTAATCCATTATTAGCTCCTACATCGCCCGAAATCGACAAATCTGAACACACTACGCCACAAAGTTTAATCCCTTCGCCAGCTGCAGGATAATAAGCTAAGTTAGCACTATGTGGCATACCACTTGATATTGAGCCACCTATAGAATCCGCATTGCTTGAACCATCAAACTCTGTTTCGTGAACTCCACTAGAATATCCGCTTTCTTGTCCTACTAAAAGCAAGTGTTGAGCTAATGTTCTTGGTGTTGCGACCATGTCAAAAGGCATTGTAATCGTTCCGCCTCTTGTGTTTGTTATTGTATCTTCAGCGTTCTTTATACTTCCACGACCACTTAATAATCTCGATTCTCTCAAAATATTAAATGTTGGTTTTTCTACTTGAACAACTGGTTGTGTGTGATATGCAGTTCCATCTGCTCCACTTGAGTCTAAAGCTACCCCGAAAGATGTTTCAGCTTTTAAGCCATATTTAACACCACTAACAGGGAGTACACGAGTATCTGCCATTATTTACTCTCCTTTTTCTTTTTTGGTTTATTTTTAACTGGCTCAACAAATCCCATATTTAGGAGTTCGTTGGCTACATCTTCGGATAATTCTACGACCTCACCATTCCGAAGTTTTTTAAGTGAGGATTTATTACAAGCAACTCCATTAGGATTTACTCTGTAAAATTTATTTAGCCTTGCTTTTACTTTCATTATAATGCCTCTATATTTTGACAATTAAATATTGCTATTCCCCTTAATAAAGATTTGTCATCTTCATCTTGTTCGTATTCAATGCTAGAAATATTAGCATCAAAAAATTCTGCGCCATTACTTGATGTAGGATTATTATTAATTAATCTTTTTAATCTTTCCATTACGCCACTTACTTGTTTAATACTATTTTTATTATAATTACCACCAAATTTGACTTGATAATTTATTTCAATCTCATACTCTCTTTGAGTTCCATAAGATAGTTGAGTCACTAAAGAATCTGATTGAGGTGTAATTAAAAAGCTAGAATTTCCACGATGTTCATCGTAATGCACTGAAGTACTAAATTCTGCATTAATTAAACTTGTTAATGGCTCAATAATTTTAGTGAATAATATGTTTGTGAAATCTGTTGGCATTATCGTCTAGTCATTTGTACTCGTTTGATTGGTGTTAATCTTTGGTCTATTGTTCCACTAATTTCTAATTCAAATTCATCACTGGTTGTATATACCCCTGCGGAAAATCTGCAATACATATTATGCCCAACTAATTGCCAATAACAATCTATCACTTCATCACTAGCCATTTGTTCTAATTTCAATCCATTTTCATTACCTATAAAAGAATTAAATTTCACACTACTATTAGCAACACCCTCTGTAATTGTGCCACCATTGCTTATTATAATTTTTATTTTATCCCAAGAATAAGATGGAGTGCCTTTTATGTCTACGATTCCACCAGTAGAATTAGCGTTTTGGCTTATAGTTCTTAATATTCCACGCTTTTTATATTCGCTTTCACTAGAATATATGTGAACTTGTCCAGTTCTAAGCATATCAAGATAACCAGTTCCTTGCTCATTTATTGCTTGGCTTAATATTTGGTCTGCTTTTTCTACATCATAAGGTCTAATCAAAGATTCACAAGTTAGGATTGCACAACTTCTCACAATGATTTCTGGAAAATCCGAGGCAGATACATCTTGCGTTCCAATTCCTTTGTTTGGATAAATTGGGAATGGTAAATACCCACGAATAAAATCACTCGCTCTTTTGACCGCATCGGTTTTTAAAGTTACCCAATCACTAGAACTTTCAACCATGCTAGAGTTTAGTGTGTTAGCACTCCCACCACTTTGATATAGTTCCAATAAATCAGTTGATGCGGTGTAACGATATTCATTATTAGCATCAGGCGCATCCGCTACTGCGGTCATTTCTTGCCCATCTAAATATAATTGTCCACTTACATCTCCGCTATTATATAAGTAAAATAAGTGAGTTGTTCCGCTAGACACCCAATTACTAGCTAAAACTCTTTTCCCATCGTATTGCCCTATATTTGGCTCTACAAATAATAAGTCTGTGGTAATATTACAATAAGTAGATTCGTATGTACTCATGATTTCCTCTTGCGTTTAAATTTTAGATAATCTGCGCCTTCATAAGGATTAAAAAATGTAGTAATTAATCTATTGTCATCGTCATCATATTTAGGGTCAATAATTGTAACTGGCGCATTAAATATATTTTTATCATCTAATCCTAATCTAGTAGCGTATTCATCCATATTTTTAAACGAGGCTACTTGAAGTGCATGACTAATTAATCCATTTGAGGGGTCTTTTAAGACTTGATAACCACTAACATGAGTATGACCTGCGGTTAAGATATGGTCTCTCCAACCCATTTGAACCGCTTTACTAATTGAGTGAGCAGTATTCCACATCGAGTTGCCTTTAAATTGATGCCTAGCTGAGACTCTAACATTCTTGCCATTGGGGAATCTAAGATTCATTCTTGCTCCATGTTGCTTATATAGCGTTTTTTTATCTCGCATAATAAATTCCAAAGGGTCTCCATCCCCACTCCAAACATCATGATTGCCTGCTATCAAATATACCCAATCCACACTATTTAAGAAATGCTCGGTAATCATCCAAGATTCTTTGGCAGTTGTTGATTGTTGTCCATACAATGCTTGCAATCTTCCAATCCAATTATTTTGCACATCTCCCAAGTTACCCGCAAATAATCCTTTTGTTTCTCTTATTAAATCGCATAAAGCATATATCTCCGCAAGATTTGTTCCATCGTCATCAACATGAGGGTCTCCGAAATGACATATTCCGATAACCCCTCTAACATTTATTGCAATATCAATTAATTGGCTTTTTTTATAAGCATTATATTTCCTAGCGTATTTTTTATTTCTATATTTTATAATATCCTCAATGGACATCTCTTCCACTGGAATATCTTGAACTACAAATTCGCTATACTCTGTAATTCTAGGCACTAGAGTATTCCTATCACACTTAAAACAATAGTATCTTTGTCGTTTTTTACTTTGCCCTTTATATATTCTAAATCCATTCTTACAAATATCATTATTGTCACAAAAAGGACATCCTAGAGAATTTCCTTTATCGTCTTTAGGTGCTTTTTTAGTTAAGCCGTTAGGTTGTTTTGGCATTATTCTTTTATCTCAAAATGCAATAAATCATCGAATGAATTATCAGATGTAGTCCTAACCTCTTTACCCATCATAACATTTTTATCAAGGCTAGGCGATGACCAATCCCCACCCCAACGAACATTTACGCCCATCATTGCAGAGACACCTAAAACAAACCCACCTAAATAGTGCCAATCATCTCTATTATTCCAATCTATCTTTCGAGTCTTATAGTTATATGGTGCAATATCGACCGCCAAGCCTTCACAATGCTTCCCAAACTTAGTTTTAGACTTTCCTTGCGCCAACAATTCATTTTGTCTTTCTTGAGAACGCAACCCCTCTATAACTGTAATATCGTAATACTTAACCACTTTTTGTAATACGCTTACCAATCTTGGGTCTACTCCCTCAAGCCTTTTCATGCTTCTTTTACCAAGTTTGGGCATTTTAAAACTTCCAGAGCATTTTAACAACTGCCATTAATACATCCATGCATTCTTTTGCTATAGCTTGTTGCTCTTCTTTTGTAACCTTTCCATCTTTTTTAGCATCTGAATATTTCTTAGCAACTTCTTTTAACTCTTTAACGACCATTCTATATTTAGTCGCAACCATCGTACCCAATGCGCCCAATATAATTACCATTAAATAAGCAAAATTTTCCCAGTTCATCCAATCCATATTTATTTCCTCTCTTTTAGTGTTTCTTTAATTTCTGCAATATCTTGCATTATTATATCAAGTTTATAAGCAACCAATTCTCTATCCGCCACTATTTCGCGTTTATTTGCCTTTAAATCAAGCTCTTCTTTCAATAGGTCTATGTCGTATTGCATAAAACCGAAAGCGAGCGTTATAGAGCAAATAATAGCAATTATAGCTACGATGTTTTCTAGGGATATATTTGTATTTAACTTCATTTGGCGTTTCCGTTAATCCTGCCTTTTAAATAGGCTAAGTCATCAGATAATTGTCTCCAAAATTCTTCTCTTTTTTCATCAGATTTATTTAATCTATCAATTAATTTAATATTTACTTGCATCGATTGGTCTAAAACATTTTCCATTTTATGAATACTTTGTTTTATATTTTCTAAATCTTCGCTTTGGTCTTTGTTTTCTTGTATAAGATTATATATCATAAATCCAAATAGTAACGCAATGAAGCCTGCGCTTCCTAATTGCAAATATAATTCCGCTAACTCAGTCATTCTTCTTTACCTCTATATTCAGTTATTTCTTTTTTTTGACATTCCTTACATAATCCATTGTAAGGCTTTAAGCACCATTCGTTACATATCATACAACAAAAACGCTTCTTGCTCATCGTACTCTCCGCAACTCTTTATTAATAAAGTAACCATGTTCAATGTCATCTAATTCTACCCATATATCTTCTTTCCACCATTCTAATGGATTCATTTTCTTCTTTTGTCTTTTCCAAAAATGTTTAATTTGTACCACTTCTGTATCTCTTCTATTTCAGCATTATGAATTGACTTGAGTTCATCAACTCGTTCTTCAA